ATTAAAAATGAACTCATAGTATCATTAGATAAAGGTAAAGATAATCTAGTGGGAGATGTGATTGGCATTTTAAAAGACAAAGGTTTTGACGCTGTAGTCAAATCACATGTTCATCACAGTACCTTGGACGCAACTGTTATAAGAAGAGAATCAGCGGGTAAAAATACAGGACTTGATTTATTTAATGGTTTTTTAACGCAACAAGCAAAGATAGGGAGAGTATAATTATGGCAAATGAAATAGCGAAAGCAAAGGTGACAGCATTATCTGCTGATGATATGAGTGATCTTATGCAGGACTCAGGTGAGGGCACTGTATTTAACTCTGATGAAATGCAGATTCCATACATACGTATGGCACAGACTGGGAACCCCCAATTAAAAAAACAAGAGGGCAAGTATATTAATGGTCTCGCTGCTGGAGATATATTTAATAACTTAACCAACCAATACTGGGATGGGGAAACAGGGATAAAAGTTATTCCTTGTTTTATGGTTACGAAGTACATTGAATGGATACCAAAACCAATTGGTGGTTTTGTACGAGAGATACCACCAGGAGATCCTGTTCTTAATCAAGTTACAAGAGTAACAGAGCCGTCTTTTAAGGATATTTTACCTAATGGAAACGAGATGGTTGTAACAGACAATATTTTTTGCTTGGTAATGGATGATGGTAATTTACAGCCAGCGGTTATAGATATGAAAGTGTCATCACTTAAAGTAAGCAGACGTTGGAAGACTCAACTTGCTATGATGCCAACTTTAGAAGTAATTATTCCTCCTAAAGAAGAAGAAGAAGGTAAGGTTGTTAAGTGGAAACCGCCTAGCTTTGCTTCTGTGTGGAATCTAACTGTTGTTACTGAAACGAAGAAAAATAGTACTGAGACTTATTATAATTACAGTGTTCAACGTGATCAAATTCTCAACCCTTTTGTTAATCCAGAGGACAAAGAGATATACTCTGAAGCAAAACTATTCCATTTAAGTGTTAAAAGTGGAGAGGTAAAGGCTACGCCAGAGGAGACGCCCACAGCTCCTTTGAAAGACGATGACATTCCGTTTTAAGCGTTAGCCCTCGGAGGGGGGTGCTACAAACACTCTCCTCCTTTTTTTTATTTTCCCCAAGGATACACACATGTCTTACGCAGAAAGACTTATGAAAGCTTTTCAAGGGTCAACCGTGGCACACGGTACGACGACGGTTGGAAGAGTAGGAAGGAACGGCAAGGCTGAAGCAGATAGCCGGATCGTTCGAGAACCTATGACCGTTGAGAAGATACAAGAACACATTGACGGTGTTCAAGGTGTGGGTGCTATACCAATCAATGAAGATAACATGTGCAAGTTTGGAGCACTGGACATTGACACGTATGACCTGGATCATAAATCACTTACACAAAAGATATACAAATTAAAGCTACCGTTGGTTCACTGTCGGTCTAAGTCTGGTGGGGCACACTTATATTTATTTCTAAAAGAATACGAACAGGCCTCCGTTATACGTGAGTACCTGACGGAGATGTCTATTGCACTAGGGTTTTCTGGGTGCGAGATCTTTCCCAAACAAGATTCAATCCTAGCAGAGCGAGGGGATGTTGGTAACTTTATTAACATACCATACTTTAAAGCAGAAGAAACCATGCGCTATGGGTTTAATGCAAAGGGCGACGCTCTCGAACTTGATAAGTTTTTAAATCTGATTGAGTCTGAGCGTGTTGCATTGAACCAATTAGAGTCCATGCAGCTAGGCGGACCAAGAAAGTATTTTACAGATGGACCGCCCTGCCTACAACACATCACGAGCCAAGGACAGATATCCGAGGAGCGAAACAAAACGTTGTTTATGTGCGGTGTTTACTGCCGTTTGAAGAACCCCGACGATTGGGTTTCAAAGTTCGAGGATATTAACCGAACGCTATGTGCGGATCCCTTGCCAGCGACAGAGGTAACAAACCTAGTTAAATCACTGAACAAGAAAGAATACTTTTACACCTGTGAGCAGGAACCATTTAAGAGTTACTGCGATAAGGAGATTTGTAAGACCAAGAAGTACGGTGTTGGTGGGGATCAACCTGAGATGCCACAGATGGGCGGGCTTACAACTCTTTTATCCGAGCCTCGATTATACTTTATGGATGTAGGTGGGAAACGTGTACAACTTTCAACAGAGCAGCTACAGAATCAAACGCTTTGGCAACGTGCTTGCATGGAGCAGATTAATATCATGCCGCCAACTGTTAAAGCCCAGTCCTGGCAGGTAGCGGTCAGTAATTTAATGTTGGGTGCTACATACCTTGAGGTGCCCGAAGAACTAACGATGGTGGGTCAGTTTAAGGAACACCTTAGAGCCTACTGTACGAGCCGTATAAAGGCTATAGTGCCAGAAGAACTAGAGATGGGAAAGCCCTGGACCGAGGAAGGTCTTACAAGGTTCACAATCTCTGGTCTTATGTTATATTTGCACAACCGACATTTTACTTTTTACAGTAGGGCACAGGTCCAAGAAGCATTGAAGACTTTAAACAATGGTGCGGATGCTCATGGGCATCAGAACATACAACGCGAGGATGGAAAGAGATCCACGCTTCGAGTATGGTGGGTTCCTGCTTTTGAGGAGGAATATATAGACTTAAACATCACGGAGGTTTCAGATGACATCCCCTTCTAATCGACTTTTGCGTGTGTCGGAGGTAGCTGCACTGCTTGGCGTCTCGACATCAGCAATATACAAATGGACTAAGGCAGGGGATTTCCCTCAACCCTTAGTGCTAGGAGATGAGTCCAATAAACGTACTGCCAGTAGGTGGGTGCTCATGGAGATAGAGGATTGGGTAAACTCTCGACCAAGGGAGAAGACCTATGATAAAGAATAGCACTATTATCTTTGGTCCACCTGGTTGCGGTAAGACTTACACACTCATGGAGATTATCCAAGAGTATTTGGATAACGGGGGCGATCCTTCTAGGATTGCCTTCATTTCGTTTACACGTAAGGCGATTGCCGAAGCCATTGAACGTGCTTGCTCCAAGTTTTCTTTAACAGAGAAGGAGCTGCCCCACTTTAAAACGCTACATGCCACAGCCTTTTGGGGACTTGGGTTGCAGTCAGACGATCTGATGAAGGCAAAAGACTACAAGGAACTGGGAAGTTTGTTGGGCATTCTTATAGATAGTAGGGACGGGGTGTCTCCTGATGATGGATTACCTCAAGTTCATATTGGAGGATCGGGAAAGACGTACCTTGATATGGTGGCGCGTGCTCGATCAAGGAGGATACCGCTGCAACAGGAATATAATGAAGCGGCGAATTATACAATTTGGTTTGCTAAATTGCAACAGGTTGAGCAACAATTGCAAGAATATAAGAGTAAGATGCAGAAGGTAGACTTTGCAGACTTCATAGAGAAGTATATTGAGATAGCTGAACCACCTTACTTGGATCTATTAATCGTTGACGAGGCACAAGACTTAACGCCAGTGCAATGGGAGATGGTTAATATCATGTCCAAGAGAGCGGAGAAGGTTTATCTTGCAGGGGATGACGACCAGGCAATCCATCGGTGGACAGGGGTTGATGTAAACGAGTTCTTGGAAGTCTCTGACACAGTGGAGATCCTTACTAAGTCTTATCGAATGCCTGTGGAAGTGTTTAATCTTTCCAAGCGTATTGTTAAACGCATTCATACCAGGAAGGTTAAGGAGTTTTCTCCAGCTAAAGAACAAGGCTCGGTTACTTGGCACAACAGTCTTGCAACTGTACCTTTGGATACAGGTTCGTGGACCATCATGGCTCGAACCAACAGCTACGTATCAGACTTCGCTGACCAGGTTAGGAGCTTCGGGTTTTTGTACAGCATAAAAGGAAGGCCTAGTATAAAGCCAGAGGTAGCGGAGGGCATAGAGATATGGCGTCGATTGCAGAATGGTGAGCGCGTCGGGGTTTATTTAATTAAGAACCTATATAAGAATGTACCCAAGCAGGGGGACAGCGCAGTTGTGAAGCGAGGTTCGAGCACCTTGTTGGAAGCAGCACCGGAAGATGGTTCGTTAAACTATAACGATTTGGTTCGGGAGTATGGGATGAAGGCACCGATAGATCGTAGTTGTTTTTCTATAATGAACTTGGGCAGAAATGATAGGTTATACATTGAGGTTATTGAGGAATCAGGGGAGAGTATTATGGATACGCCTCGCATTAAGTTGTCCACGTTTCATGCGATGAAGGGTGGGGAGGATGACAACTGTTTAGTTTATACGGGATCAACGAAGGCTTGCACTGAGAGTATGCATCCAGACGATGAGCATCGTGCGTTTTATGTGGGCGTTACGAGAACCAAGAAGAACTTACACATTTTAGAATCAATCAAGAAATACAGGTATGAAATATGAAACGAGAAGAGATACTACAAAAAGCAGAGGGCTACATCAATGGTCCCAGAGCCAAGGATTATGGAGATGCAACCACGAATCACATGCGTGTG